TTCCGATGATTGTTTATAGGAGAAAACACCGAATTGGCCACGTTTTTGCCCGATTTTACGGTTGATTTACGGTTTGATTACTGAATAAATAATGTGCGATGGCGGTTTAACCGTCTTTTTTTATGCGAAAATTTAACCATAAGGAGGCGGTCAAATGTTTTCAGATGCGATACTTGTTCAGATATTCAGTGATGATCGTCTCAATGGCATCCCACTTGAATATCAGTCAACGGTTGTTCATGTTGTAGAAGATGTGATTGACAGAAGATTCTACACTGATAAACCGTTCGCTTCAAGAGAAGAGATACTTGAGGATGTGTGTGAAAGATAGGAGGTCTATCATGTACGAGAATCCATATTTCGGAAATCCGTACTTGCAGCAGAATCAGCAGAGGTACGGAACTCCATATCAGCAACCAGTTCAACAGATGCAAGCTCAACAGCCTGCTTACAATCAGATACAACAGGTCCCGCAGCAGATTCAGCAACCACAACTGATTGGTCACATTGTTGATGGTCAAGAGACGATACAGGCAAGTGACGTTCCAATGAACGCTCCTTATGCGCTGTTTCCAAAAAATGATTTGTCAGAAATCTATTTAAAGTCATGGACTGCCAACGGAACTATTCAGACAATCGTCTTTAAGCCTGTTCAAAATCAGCAGACAGACAATTTACCGTCTACTCAATCAGAAATGAAAATAGGGCTATCTGACGATGCGACAGAAGCGTTTATGAAGAGATTTGACGAGCTTGGACGGAAGCTTGATGAACTGGAAAACTCTATGAGCAACAGCAAACCGAAAACACGGTCTACAGTCAAAAAGGATGGTGACGGAGAATGAACCCAATTAACCTTTTCGGAAATCCTCAGCAGTTTTTAAAACAGATGATGGGGAATAATCAAGTAATGAACAACCCCATGGCCAAGAATGCTCTTGATATGGCTCAAAAAGGAGACATGAAAGGAATAGAGCAGTTGGCAAGGAACCTTGGAAAAGAACAAGGAACAAATGTTGATGAACTTATGAATCAAATAAGAAGTAAGTTTGGATTATAGCATATTAGAGGTTTGTGCACAGAAACTCGAGAAACCTCTTTATGAATAAAATTAAGGAGGAACTAATATGTTTAACTCAACTAACACACCTTTTACAATGCCAGTCATGCCAGCAACAGGCGGTTACGCTGATGGAGCTGGTTGGGGAGACGGGGGATGGTTATGGATCATCGTCGTATTCGCACTGCTTTTTGGCTGGGGAAACAATGGATTTGGTAACGGATTCGGAAATGGTGGCGGTTATGCAGCAACAGTAGCTACACAGGCTGACATTCAGAGGGGATTCGATACTCAGAACATTGTTGGAAAACTGGACGGAATCAACAATGGATTGTGTGATGGCTTTTACGCTCAGAACACAGCTCTGATGAATGGATTCCACGGAGTTGACAATGCAATCTGCAATCTGGGATACCAGACACAGCAGGGATTCAACACAACAAATGTTGCTTTGATGCAGGGTCAGAATGCATTACAGGTACAGCTTTCCGATTGTTGCTGCCAGAACAGAGAAGCTATTTCTCAGGTAAGATTTGACATGGCACAGGATACATGCGCTTTGCAGAACACAATGAATACGAACACTCGTGACATCATTGAGAGTCAGAACGCTGGAACAAGAGCAATCCTTGATTACCTCTGCCAGGATAAGATCGCTACATTACAGGCTGAGAACAACGATCTGAGACTTGCAGCTTCACAGGATAGACAGAATGCTCTTCTGACTACTGCAATGACAGCTCAGACAAATCAGATTATCAATGCTGTAAACCCTACACCAATTCCGGCATATCAGGTACCTAACCCGAATGTGTATTACGGATGCGGTAATGGATGTGGTTGTTAATGACCAACAATCAAAACGGAAACTACTCTTTTCTTGATATGTTGAACGTCTTTTCCGTTATCTTGCAGATGATTGGATACGACCAAGATCAGAAGCAAACGTCTAATGATGACTTGCTAAGAGCCTTGCAGAGACAGGACAGGGAGTATCTCGAGAAGATAATTTCCAATCAAAATCAAATCTTGGATATTCTTTCCAAGACGAATGAGTAACTTAACTTAAATGTTATGTCTGCTATAAGCAGTATTACGAATACAAGGGGCAGACTACAAATAGTTTGTCCCTTAAATTATGGAGGTAAAAGACTATGGCTGAATATTTAGCTGTTTCTGCTCAAGAAGTAGCAGTGAACGGAAATGTTATCTTTACAAACACGGCAGTTCAAGGAAATAACTGCATTAAACATCGCGAGGGTTCTGGAATCGTTACTCTTAGAGGAATCACAAATCAGTGCAGAGCGCGCTATTTTGTTGATTTTTCAGCAAATATCGCAGTACCGACCGGAGGTACAGCCGGAGCAATCTCACTGGCTATCGCAATCAGCGGAGAGCCTGTTCTTTCTTCTCAGATGATTAGTACTCCGGCAGCAGTTGACCAGTACAATAATGTATCTGCTGGTATCTATATTGACGTACCGGCCGGATGCTGCGTGAATATCGCTGTCGAGAATACAAGTACGCAGGAAATCAACGTGGCAAATGCGAACCTTGTTGTTACAAGAGAAGCTTAGGAGGTGAACGAGTATGCATATCAAACATATACATGAATTGATTGAAAAGCTTTCTGAGTGCGCTTGTTCTGAACTTTCTAGCGGTATTGAAAACGTTAATACTTGCGAGATGGGACAGGTCATCGACATGATTAAAGACCTTGCAGATGCCGAATATCATGCAAGAATCTCAAAAGCTATGGAAGAAGCTGAGGAAGATGAAAAAGAGGAAGAGAAGTATCTTCTAAAAATGTTCAAAGACCAGTACGGTGAAGAGGATGCCAGGAGATATTATGACGAATACCGTTATAAGTCCGGCAGATTCGCTCCGAAAGGTCACGGAATGAGAAGAGGATACAATGAGCCGCCTTATTGGCACATGACTCCTGAGATGTATCGTGACTGGGACACTGATCGTGACATGGACAGAGACAAGCACGGAAGAATGTATTACACAGAGCCTAAATCATCCAGTCGCTATGATATGGCTCGCCGTGGCTATACAGAAGCAAGAGATACACACAAGGACAAGGACACTAAGATGCATGAACTTGAGTCCTACATGACAGAACTCGGAAAAGATGTAAGCGATCTGATTTCCGGCATGTCACCAGAAGAGAGGACTCTTGCGAAGTCAAAGCTTGCTACTCTTATCAATAAGATGTAATTCACGGGAGGGCGAAAGCCTTCCCTTTTTAAGTAGGTGATTTGATGAATTTCTATATCAATGATGAATTATGGCATGTCCAATATGAAAATCCATCCAGTGAGCTACTGAGACGGTCAGACGGTGTTTACACGCTTGGTGTTACTGACAGAATGACCAATACAATCTATCTGTCTAATCGTCTCTCAGATACCATGTTTGACCGCGTTCTTTCCCATGAGCTGACTCACGCTGTTTGCATGACCTACGGAATTTCTCTTCCTATAGAAACAGAGGAACGCCTTTGCAATTTTATTTCTGACCATGCGAGAGAAATTATTTCATTGACTGATTTGATTGAAAATATTTTGCTTGCTCGTGTTGTTTATTAATTCCATTTGTGCTATAATAATATCAGCGACGAGAAATATGTGAAGAACGAATGGGATTCAGATCAACAAGGGTCAGGAATCGTCAGCCTGAGTATACTGAGAAAAATGATAGTACAAAATACTGTCTTTACTCTCAGCGTACTCAGGCTTTTTTATTTCTCTCATATACTCCAGTGATGGTGCTGGATACGAAAAACGGAATACCGACCAGTGATGCGTCTGGTTACGAATTGAACGGTGCAGAGTCTATTGAGTTAGGCTCTGCTATTTCTGACAAAAAAATAAGAGTTGCCTACCGACCAAAGTACCAACTCTTAAAACAACCAATCTAAAAGGATGCTTACTAAATTATAATAGCACATCCTTTTGGAAAAACCAACGTTTTTATGAAAAGGAGAAGAAAAAATGAATGAATTAAGCGTATTTAAAAATGAGGAATTCGGAGAAATCAGAACTGTAATTATTGAAAATGAACCAATGTTCTGTTTATCAGATGTATGTAAAGCATTGGGTCTTACTCAGCCATCAAAGGTAAAAGAAAGACTAAATGAAAAGGGTGTGAGTAGTATTCCTACCCTTACAGCTGGTGGAGAACAGAAACTTCTCTATATTAATGAGTCCAATCTCTATAAGACGATTTTCCAAAGCAGAAAAGAATCAGCCGAGAGATTTACAGGCTGGGTAACATCCGAAGTCCTCCCATGCATCCGAAAGAACGGAATCTACGCAACAGATAACGTTATTGATAATATCTTGAATAACCCGGACTTCGGTATTGAGCTTCTGACCAAACTGAAAGAAGAAAGAGCAGCAAGAATTGAAGCTGAAAAGACAAATGCTATCCTTATGCATGTCAACAAAACATATACCATGACAGAAATTGCGAAAGAGATCGGTCTGAAAAGTGCAAATGAACTGAATAAGATTCTGGCTGAAAAGAAGATTCAGTATAAGTCAAATGGAACATGGGTTATGTACTCTGACTATAGCGATCTTGGATACGAGTCTATAAAGCAAGAAACACTTGATAGCGGTCGTGTGATTTATCACAGAAGAATTACACAGCTTGGAAGAAAGTTTATTTTAGGTTTGTTTGACTTAGCTGCATAATCACACTATAAGACTAATATTTTTGTAACGGAAATTGCACGGTTGATCCGTGCTTTTTTTGTGCAATCTATTGAGTTTTTCAAAAGAATGTAATACAATTACAGTATATCGAAAGAAAGGAAAAAAGGATTATGGGAAAGTCAAAAAACACAGGAACAAAAATTTGCAAACATTGTCAGTCAGAAATACCAAAGAAAGCAAAGGTTTGTCCGAATTGTAGAAAGAAACAGGGTGGCAAGCTGAAATGGATTATCATTGCAATTGTAGTTATTGGAATTATCGGAGCTGCTATGGGCGGTGGTGGATCAGACGATTCCACAGCAAAGAGTGATTCAAACAGTAAAGCTGACACAGATGCTAAACAGGAAGAAACAATTGAGTATACACAGGTTTCTATCAGTGACATGGTGGATGCTCTTGACAAGAATGCAGCAGCAGCTTCTGATGAGTACAAAGACAAGTATCTTGAAATTACAGGAAAACTTTCAAATATAGATAGCGACTCATCATACATTAGCATTCTTCCTGAAGATGATGACTTTGCACTTACTGGAGTTCAGTGCTACACAAATGGAGATGAAGATATCATCAACGCTGTGAAGACTCTTTCAACTGGTGATACTATTACAGTAAGAGGAAAGTGTACAGATGTAGGAGAGGTTATGGGATACAGCCTTGACCTTGAAGAAATCGTACAGTAACAATTGAATATGGATTATTTTGGAGAGGGATTTTTATTCCTCTCTATTTTTTTGAATTTAGGTATTGACTTATCGGGCTACATATATTATCATAATTATAGGGCTACAGAAAGTGGGGTGAAAATATGAGTCCAAGAACAGGAAGACCAAAAAGTGAAAATCCAAAATCAAACCCTATTCACGTAAGGCTAGACAATGAAACAAAGGAAATTCTTGATGAATATTGTCAGCAAGAAGAAATTCCGAAGACAGAGGGGATAAGAAGAGGGATTCACAAATTAAAGTCTGAAATCAAAAAATAGAGATTCACACCTACCGACCAAAGTAATAGTGAATCTCCACCAAGTTAGAAGTTTCCTTCTGCAAATATTATAATGCAGAAGGGGACTTCTTTCAAGAACATTTTTTTAAATTGAAAGGAGTTTTTATTATGCAGGAAATTAACTTAGAAGTAAATATTATGAAGCCAGAGGACAACAGAGCAATTCTCCATTACATTGCGGACAATCTTGTCTGCTATACCAGTCTTGCCAACCTTGCAGAATATTGTAAAATGTACGCAGCAAAGTATGATTTTATAATGATGTCTAAGGGGGACAAATAAATGAAAGACGTTGATTTTTACGAAGACAAAGATGGATTTTACAGAGAGCTGTATAGAGCTGACATCAAGAAACTGGTAGACGATCTGGAAGACGTTGACGCAATCAAGGTACTTCTTGACTATGCTTTTGGTTATATGGAACTGCAAAAAGCGAAAGCAAAATCAAAGGCAAGAGCAACAGTGTAATTTGATATGGAGGACAAGAAGATGGCAAAAGAGACAATTAAAGTAGAAACTATTTCATCTATGGAAGTAGCAAAGATGATTGAGAAAGACCATAAGAACTTGATGAGAGATATTGCAAAGTACACTAAATATCTCGAAGAATCCAACAAAGATTTAGGACAGCTCAATTTTGAGCCGTCCTCATTGGATGGGAAATCTAACGAGCTCAAAATTGAGCCGGTTGAAAATTGCATTATTAATTTGAATGAATTCTGGATGAATTCTACATATTTAGACGGAAAAGGCGAACGCCGACCTTGCTTTAGCATCACAAAGAAAGGCTGTGAGTTCATTGCCCATAAGTGTACCGGGCAGAAAGGTGTAGTCTTCACAGCAAGATATATCAATAAATTCCATGAGCTTGAGGAAAAGGCAAACAAGAACAGATTAATCCATGTGTCAGACAAGCCAGCTCCACGAGCAATTACATTTTACAAGAGAAATCTGTCTAGAATTGAATTGTTTGCTAAGATTGGCGAATTTACAAAGAGAGAAGCTATTGATGAACTGATTTCTTATGCATCGACTCGCTTTGATATGGAAGAAGCTACTATCCAATATATTGTTGATGTTGGTGAAAAGCCACGATACAGACTGGATATATTTGATTACTTCCCAGAAATCGGGGAATTTGGCGAGGAATACCTCAAGTTCATGATTGATTTTAATCTTTCTTCATATGCGGAAAGGAGAAAAAAGAAAAATGGTAGTAAAGAAGCTTAAAGTAAAAGTCAGCGATATGAAAAGCACGATTAACAATATTGAAGAGAAAACACGCCCAATCAGCGACAGTGTGGTTACAGATTACTTTGCGGAAGACCTGTTCCCATTGATTGCGATTGCTGACAAAGTGGAGATGGGGAAGACAAAAGCACTGATTTACGCTTTTAAGCTCGGTTTTAGAGCCGGGAAGATGGAGTTAAAAGAAGAATTGCTGAACAATTTCTGCAAATAATCAAAGAGGGGAGATCATTTCTCCCCTTGTTTTTTCTTTATAAACCGCTTGATTTCAAGAATCATCTGCTCTCTGCCCTCATATCTGTGGATATCATCAACATCCCTGGAAGTGATCGCGGAGCCGATATCGCGAGTATTTTCCTTGAGACGTTTGTCCAGGTACTCTAAAATGTCCTCGTACATGCCAATACTCCTTTTCTTTTTATCATAACATTTTTTGAAAACGGAGTAAAGTTCGCGGTTTTAGGGAAGAAATTTTGAGATTTTCAGAAAAAATTGGTGACAATTATCTAAATACCATTATATAAATACAATTAGATGCAAACTATATATGCAAGATATATATAAAAGATATATAGTAATGATATATAGTAAAGATATATATGATAGATATATAGTATGCATATATAGTGTTTATATATACCTTTTATATATAGCTTGATATATAGCTTTTATATATGGTATTATATATAGCATTGATATATATAAAAGATATCGTTTAAAAAGGAGTGATTCCATTGAAAAAATACCAGAAAGACGCGCAAAACCGTTATAACTCAAAGTTTGATATTGTGCAAGCTAGATTACCGAAAGGAACGAAAGAGCGGATACAGAGCCTAGACTACACTATAAACGCTTTTATCGTTGAAGCAGTAGAAACTATGCTTAAATCATTTGAAACGCCAACAGCCCCGATTTTAGAGCCTACAGAGAGCGTTTTGCAGATCGAAGAAGAGACGAAAGAGGTCGACCAGATGGCAGCAGTTGAAGTGATGCCATGGGAAGAGGGTTTTGTTGATCCTTTGTCTGAGTCAGAAGAGGAAAAGAAGAAAGAGAAATCTGCTAAATTCTTAGCTCGCAAATATGGGGAGCAAATCACTGACATTGTTATACAGAAAGACTTGATAAATACTTACAGCGTGGATATTTTTGCAAAAGCGAAAGAATACGTTAAGCACCCGGAACTACTGGAAGAACCGGAACAGGAAAGCAAGCCAGAAGAAAAGGGCATTCAATCACTTGAGGAATTAAACGAAGAGCTTGCAAAGAAGAGAGCAGAAGACGCTGCTAAAATTTCCGAAGAAGAAGAACGCCGTCAAAATTACTGGAAGAATATACAAGAGTCAAACAAAGCAGACATCGTGAACCATTTCAAAAGAATGTGAAACGGCTCTGAAATGACCGAGGAAGAGAAGAAGAAAGAAGCAGAACGGGAAGAGTGGAAGAAAAAGAACAACAAGGAATTCGGAGTTTGATTCTGTGGCTTCGCAGAATGTGGCTAGAATTGATTTGAATTAGTTTAAGCTATACTTCTTTGCCTAACGATGAAAATAGCCTTAAAAAGCAAAATAGAGCGTTGTACAAAAATAAGCAAACAAAAAGAGCCGGGAATTTCTCCCGGTTCTCTTTATATTCTAAACAATCTTTCAAAGAATCCTTTCTTTTTCGGTGGGCGCTGCTGCATCCAGTGATTAATCAAACGCCATGTTTCGCCCTTGTCATACATCGGAACAACTATTTTTTTTACTCCACTATCAGGATTCATATAATATGCCTGTCCATAGCGCGGTAAATCCTCGCAACCGTTAAAGCCTAGTATATTTCTGCTGTCCTGTGCTGACCTCGTACGCAGTCCCACACGGGCATCAAAGTTGACCTTGATTTCTGTCGGTATGACCTTGGCAAGTGGACACTGAGTCGCGCAGATCAGATGGACTCCGGCGGCACGTCCTATTTGTGCGATGCGCTGGATCAGTGGCATTACCTGTTTTTTGTTCGTGGTCATTAAGTCCGCTAATTCGTCAATAATTACGTATAACTGCGCCCCATGGTATTTCTTCTCGTGCGCTCTCTGCATCTGTGTATATCTCGTTTCAATGGTATTCATAGCCATTTGCAATCCTCTGACCATCTCAGCCGGTTCGGATGCATAGAACGCCGTATGCGGAAGATATCTATAGTCTACGAGTTCCACCCTCTTCGGGTCGATAAGAATGAACTGTACTTGTGACGGTGCCTCAAACAGTACAGTTGTGATAATTCCATTAATTACAACCGATTTTCCCGATCCAGTAGCTCCAGCTACTAACAAGTGTGGCTGCTCCATCATGTTCTCATATTTGACAAAACTCTTTCCTTCTGGTGTGATCCAATTTATCTGTGCTTTCATTGTGTTTTTCTCCTTTTCTCTTTCCTGTTATTTGTATTCGTGAAACTCTCCACTCTATTCAATAGATCAATATCTTCCGGCTCAGTTCCTAGCTCTGCAATTCTCCGACACGTTCACAGAGTGCAATCAATGCAGCTTTGAGCGTTGCAACTTCTTCCAGCTGTTCAAGTTCTGCGGCAAGCTCTGCTTCTGTCTCCTGGCGTTCTTCTTCGTTGTCGTATCCGTCAGACAATGAGTCAAAAATTAATTCTGCGATATCTCTATTTTTCATTTTCTCAAGTCCTCCTGATCTGCTTAAAAGCTCCGGGGATTGCTCCCCGGTTGGTCTGTCTATTTGCTTTTCAATCCTCAATCGATTCTTTCCAACTTGCCGGCACTCCGCTCCAACTTGTTCCGCAGTGTGTAACGCCTAAAATATATAAATCAAGTTCTTCGCAGTAGTAAATAATCTCGGTTGTGTATCTCTGGAAACGGTCTGCGCCTTGCGCGTCGATGATAAAATACTGATAAACATCGTAATAACAATCGTCTTCTTCATCGTAGTCCTCGCCGTTGATTGTTTCGAAATAGAAACCCTTTGCAATTAATGCGCCCATAATATCATTGTTAAGAATCAAGGAATCACAGCAAAAATTAACCATTTCTGCGTATGTTGTTTTTTCTTCTTTCAATCTCTCAAAAAATTCTCTCATCATTGCTTTTTCCTTTGCTCCTGTTATAATAGAGCTACCTTTCTTTTGATTGGTGCCGATCGGGTTTAGTTGGTAGCTTCTCCGATCGGCTTTTTGTTTTGTTGTTTTCTATGGTTATACTGTAGCATAGTTCAATAATTATGTCAATAGCATAGTTTAATAATTTTAAAATATTTTTGTTTCTTCTTATGTAATAATGAAAATTTTTCAACTAAATTGACAAGCATAGTTCAATAATGTATAATAGCATTATAGATAAGAAAGGAGTTTTGATAATGGCGTTCAAAGATAAAGAAAAAGAATTAAGCTATATCGCACAATATCAGAAAGATAACTATGATAGAATCACAGTGATGGCACCTAGAGGAACAAAAGACCAGATCAAGAAAGCTGCCGAACTGAAAGGAATGAAGATATCCGGGTTTGTTCTTGATTGCGTTCAGAAAGAACTTGAAAGAATGAAAGAATAGTTTAATAATGTATTGACAAGAATAGTTTAATAATGTATAGTAATACTTGTGAGAGATACTTACAAGTTGCCGCGGCAAGCGGAGAAAGGAGAACTATGAACGATATGACAATGACAGAGATAGCGAGACTGATTGAGGGACTGCGATCTGCTGGATGGGAAGAGAAGAAAATTAATGACTTCCTGCTTTACATCGAGAGCGGAGCAGAAGAGTACAAGCCAACAGAAGACAAATAAAAAGAGCCGCACAAAGCGACTCAGACACACAAGAGAGGGCGGAACTTGCCACCGCTCTCCAGTAAATAAAATCATAACACATCACAGCAAAAAGAGCAAGAAATGGTCATTCATGCTCTATTTTTTTTAAAATAGTTGTTAGTTCAAACTAACATGGCAAGTAGGGTTACAAAACTGTTAACAAATTGTTACGATAAATATTTAACAAATGCCAACTAAGCCAGTAAACACAAGGGGAAACAGGGATTTCACAAATGTTACGATGTGCAAATTATTATGCTATTTGTATACAGATTGGATACAGAATGGATACAGCCCTAATAATCGACTTACTAAATAATTTATAATATTATATATATTACTTTTCAAAACTATATCCTTCACTACGTTCAGTCTATAGTTTTAAAAAGGTCGGGTTTTGAGAAAACACCGACTGTGTACCTGCCAAAAATCGATGTAAAAACAAATCGATCAGACAAGAAATGAACAACGGCAGGAAGAGACAACCACAGCCAACAGAACAGAGCATTGCCTGTCCTGATTATCAAAACACGGACACGAAGCGCACAGCCGAGTACGCACATACACGGACGCACACGCCTTGAAAAAAATTAAAAATAATTTACTCGACACTATTGCAAACAGGTTTTCGTTGTGTTATAATAGCACCAGCGACAAGAAATCCGTGAAAGCCGAACGGGAGCCGGATCGAAAAGAGCTAGGAATCGTCAGCCTAGGCATATCGAGAAAATAACAGACAATGAGCTGTTCAATATCTCGGTGTGTCTAGGCTTTTTTGTTTATAGATTATTTGACAATGCGGAGGTGAAAAACAATGGCTAAGAGAAGAGCAGCACAGAAAACAGAGAGAGTAGAAGCTGAGACAGTAAACAGTGTTGAAAATGTTGAAGTTGATCTTGTCAACCTCAGAGCCTTAGTTGATGACGTGATCACTGATTACTGCATGAGAGATGATCTTGACGAGTCAGACATCCCTCCGCAGATCTGGAACGACATTATCGAGGAGATCAGAATAACACTGTTCGAGAAGAACGGAAGCTTGCTCTGGATTGATGGAAAGATTGGGACAGAATACAACGACGAAAAAGTGATGGATGCTTATGACATCTACAAGAGAATCTGCAACAGGCATTGCCAGGTTGTCAATATCAAAGGATTCCTGGACATGACAGGCATTACTAAACAGACTCTATACGACTGGAACAGAGACAGTAAATATAATATTAAACACCATAACAGTGGGAGTGATAGTATTATACTTAGTCGAAAACGTACTGACCTCGCTAAGAAAATCATGGACGACAACGAGCAATCATTGGAGTCTATGCTACAAGATAAACGTATCAATCCCATGAAGGTGTTGCCGTCACTGAACAGACACCACATGTGGAATCTTCCAGGCGTTAGCCGTGAGAAAGTGGAGGCAAGACCACTGACCGCTGACCAATTGCCACAGCTGGGACAGGATTTGCCGCCACAGATTGAGGAAAATGATTGATATTTTTTAAGATTTGAGAACGGAAAAACTGTTGGTTAAAATAAATCATTGACTTTGCAGTGATTTTAAACAGGAATTCATGAAAAACAGTGATCTTTATCGAACAAATATAGATTTATCCAATAGATTCATATGTTCGGAACAAATGTTCGACACGCTGACCGATGGGGGGCCCCCTTAAATCAATTGCGAAAAATCGGCTTGCCGAGTCGTTCTAAAATTTCCAAAAACAAAAAGAGGTGTTTTTATGCTTTACGGAGTGGGGTTTAAATCTGATACAAAGACTGCATACCCGAGCAATCATGATAAGTGTTATGTGAGCTGGAAAAATATGTTGAAAAGGTGTTACTCGGAAGAAAAGAAGTATGAAAATTACAAAATCCTAGGAGTAAAGGTATGCGACGAATGGAAAGACTTTGTAGAGTTCCGGAAATGGTTTGAAGAGAACTTTTATCAAGTGAAAGATGAACAGATGGATCTTGACAAAGACATATTGTTCCATGGGAATTTAATTTATTCTCCAGAAAGGTGCATATTCGTTCCCAAAAGAATAAATGCATTGTTCGTAAAATCAAAAATACGGAGAGGACCAACACCAATAGGAGTTTATTTCAGAAAAGGGAAATATTTTGGTAGTTGCAGTGTAAATGGTAAAAACGTAAGAAAAGCCTTTAATACAGAAAATGAAGCGTTTGAATTTTACAAAGAGGTTAAGGAGAACCACATAAAAGACATTGCAAACGAGTACAAGCCGTATATACCACACAGATTGTATCAAGCGTTGTGCAATTATGAAGTCAAGGAAGATGATTAATACTTTGCAAGGAGTGGTAAACAATGCTGAAAATCATTCAACGCCTGTTCTGTCGACACGATCATACAGTGCATGACCATTCAGACCTTGTTCGACAGGAAGACGGAAGTTTTAAGACAAAACATTATTGGCGGTGTAAGAGCTGCGGAAAGGTGATATCAGGAAAATGATTACAAAGAAAGATTTAAAAGGATTGAGCAAACGGGAACTGAAAGAGATGCTGATGATCGGCAAGTAATTGAATGACGATTCACCCAGTCACAAGCCACAATCCCATAAAGGTATTGGAGATGGTTGCTAACCATTCGGTCGGAAACGACTTGGAGGTTCGAATCCTCCTTGTGGCGTTCTGAGTTTCACGGTTCTCAGAAACACCCCTCATGTACGCGCCCTATGTGCAATAAATATGCCATTTTCCTTTAGATTAGTTTTGATTCCCATAAGTTTAAAGTGATTAAAATAATTCAAAAACCGTGAAATGCTATCATAGCTCAAATGGATAGAGCAGTTGATTACGAATCAACAGGTTTTCGGTTCGAATCCGAACGGTAGCTCTCTCCGAGTTTCGGAGAAAAAACTTTTTCATAACTTACTTTCCTTGCTACAGTGTAGCTGGAAGCCGTATAGCTTAATTGGTAAAGCGTTCGTTCTTACCCTACCCGGACGAAAGATTGAGGTTCGACTCCTTATACGGAAATTCAAACATGATTATCTCGGTGAAGAGTGATTTTTCAGTCATGCCGAGATGCAATGGTAACGAGATAGGCTTGTTCGAGATATTGGATAAGCTGATTCTTTCCACTAGGAGTGATCCTGGTGGTGGAGATGGGAACCATCAACAATGCCTTGTAGTGTATCATCATAGAGAAGTCAAATGCAGACTCCTTGTGGTCGGCGATCAATAGACGCTTGCAGTGCAAGAACAATCCATTTAGTTCGTGGTGTGAGAGACTACCAACAGCGATGGAAATTCTCAATAAGCTGATTTGCCTTGAAGCTGAGAAATCAGTGTATAACACAAGAAAGTCGTTAAAGTAGCGGTATGGCAAGTTCTTAATTTTACCAAAATGTTTTAAGTGGATAAAAAAACATTAAACAAAATATTCTGAAAGAACCGTGAAATTTGTAGGTATCAATCCTATGTGTGCTTATACAGTGGTAGGAAGCCAAGAGTCGCTCTCAGAAGCTCAGACCTATCATCACAGTGGCAGAATATGACTTTTACCATGATTGAATAAGGGGAAACCCTAATCATGTTTGAATTAAAATTCAATCAGTGTTTTAGCTGCGGAGTTCGCTGAAGCTCGGAAACTAACGTTTTTTAAATAAAAGACGTGGTTTATCGATCATATAATAAACTCCAATATTATAAAGAACCGTAGCAGTGCAAGAATTCCTTACGGCTTTCGAGGTAAATTTCTTGCAGCTAAGGGCGTAATAGCTTAATGGTAGAGCGCAGGACTTTGACTCCTGATGTACTGGTTCGATTCCAGTTACGCTTGTTTGAAAAAATTTGAAATGTGAATAGAAGAAAGGAGAGCTCCGATGGGAAGAAAAATTAAGGTGCTTGACAGAGACAATTTCGTCGATGCTATCAATGATTATTGCAGCCATAAAATTACAATGGATGAAGCGGCAAAGAAAATGGGTGTCTGTACTCCGACATTCCGCAAATATCTCAGAATGGTTTGGATGGGAGAACCACTGCCGGAAGAACTGTTCGAAAGGAAGAAATAGTTATGAATATTGAAAAGTGGAAAGAAAAATCAGAAAAATCTTTGAGCGAAGTTGAAAAAGAAGCTAAAATTCTTTTAGATCGCATTGAAAAAGCGAAGAAATGTCTTGAAAATGTCAATGACAGACAGGACGCGAACAGATTCTTTGAGGAAAACGACATTGAGCATGGATTTAAGCATATTTGTCTGTTTTAGGTGATGAAAATGAACGATGAAATAAGAAAAAATGAAGTAAAACGCGTGATTACTTGTAAAATGGAAGATATTGCCAGTTTGGTTGCTAATTCCGGTTATACAGTGACAATCCGACCGACAAAAGACGGGGCGAAGATTACCAGTCACAAAGAAAAGATCGTAAAGTAAATACAGAAGCTCATGCCCGGATGCGGACAGGGAACAGGGGAGTGCTCCTTAACTTTTTTATTTTAAGAGTTAGGGGGCACTTTTTTCGTTATGGCGAGCGATTATTTGATTAAAACCGTAAAAGGGTATGAAAACTACATAGAGCGTAAGGGGATTGACGAACAGGTGCTTGATGCGTACATCCTTGCGGTTCAGACTGCATTTGAGCAAGAGAAAGATATAAAGTACGGATTGCAAGTTTCTGATAGAGCAAAGCAGATTGTTAATCAAATCATAAAAAAACAGACAAACGGTGGGGATTTTGCGTGGCTTGAAGATTATGCTCAGCAGAATAAGACAGAGTTTGATTTGATTAATCAGTATTATAAGATTTTGAAAATAGAAGCACCGGAAATTCTTGACAGCTATATGCTGTATGTGGAAAAAAACAGAAAACGAAGAGACAGATTCTACGAGCCGAGAAGAAAAACACTGAAATTGGTAACTGACAAGATTCAGATGCTTGAAGACGATTTATTGGATGAACTGTTTGTTCATATGCCGGCCCGTGTTGGTAAAAGCCAAGAACTTACGCTTGCGACTTCATGGAAATGCGCTAGAGATATGGAAGCAAGCAATTTGTACGTAACATACAAAGAGGGCCTTGGAAGCGCGTTCCTTGATGGAGTTATGGAAATATGGACTGACCCGACTTATTGCTTTAAAGAGGTGTTCCCAAAAGGAATTATCAAAGATACTGACTTAAAAAACAATAAGGTTGATTTAGGAAGAAAGAAAAAATATAAATCTCTTTCCGGAAAAGGACTTACATCCGGACTTAACGGCGAATACGATGCGTATGGATGGCTAATTGTTGATGACATTATCGAGGGTATTCAGGACGTTTTAAACCCAGATGTTCTCAAAAGAAAGCAGACTATCTTTGACAACAACGTAATGACTCGTAAGAAAGAGAAATGCAAAATAATCTATAACGGTACAATTTGGAGTCTGAAAGATATCTACATGGACAGATTGGATTTCTTAGAGAACAATCCAGAGGCAAAAGATATCAGGTATGATATTTTGAAGATTCCAGCACTTGATCCAGTTACAGATGAAAGTAACTTTGATTATGACTATGGAGTTGGATTTTCAACAAAATTCTATAGGATCAAACGTGCAAAATTTGAAGAAAACGATGATATGGCCGGATGGTATGCACAGTGCCAGCAGGAACCTATTGAAAGGGACGGAGCTGTATTCAATCAAGAACACATGAGATTCTACAATGGAGTGCTCCCAGCTCAAGAACCATATAGAATTTGCGCTGCATGTGATGTGGCTCTCGGAGGTGAAGACTACTTGGCATTTGCTGTGGCTTACATGTACGAAGACGGGTCCATATACATTGATGATGTCATTTTTGATAATTCAGAAAAGAAAATCACAAAGCCAAAAGTTGTGAATATGATTATTGATCACAATATAGGAAGTGTGTATTTTGAGTCAAACCAAGGTGGAGAAGGATACAAAGACGAAGTAGACGAAATGCTGAGAGAAAAAGGACATAAGGTAACTCTTGTCTCTCAATATGCACCTACATCAATGAGAAAAAGCCAGAGAATTTGGGACAAAGCTGGTTCTATACGTGAATTCTATTTTCGCGATACTGGGTTCAGAAATCAAGAATATAGGAACTTTATGAGGAATCTGTACTCTTTTACCATTAAGGGGAAAAACAAGCACGAAGACGCTCCTGACTGCCTTGCGTCGCTTGCATATTTTATTGAGGGAACATGGGAACCACCAAGAGTCGAAGCGGTACACAATCCGTTTAGAGGAGGTTATAGATAATGGATACAAAAACATATTTAGGACAGATTTCAAAGTTAAATTTCAGAATCAAGAACAAAATGGAAGAAATTAATCAGTTGAGAGATATGGCTTGTTCTATTTCTGTGTCTCCAAAAGAGGTTAATGTTCAGAGCAGCGGAGAACCTGACAAAATGGGAAGTCTTGTTTCTAAAATTGCGGATGCAGAAGTAGAGCTTGCGGATTCTGTTGAACGGTCACTGCAAAAGAAGAAAGAAATTGCTCAACAGATTGAAATGATTCCAAATGCAAATCAGTACAGAATCTTATACAACAGATATGTATTATGCAAAGATTGGAATGTTATTAGTGTGGAAATGGGATGCACTTTCAGAAATGCCATGTCAATTCACGGTAGAGCATTACAAGAGTTTGAGAAGCTTTTCGGCTCTTATTATCTGTAATCACTTCACATAATTTCATATAATTTCACATCTTTTCACTATTTTTCCAAATACTTGACATGATATAATAATAATCGAAGAAATACAACTTGAGGATACATAATAATTCTCATAATCCTTTCTCAAAGATGCACTTGGAATGACGAACCAGGTGCATTTTTTATTGGTGAAAAACATGGTAAAAAAACAAACAATCTATTGTCCGAAGTGCAACAGGAAAGTTGGCACTTATGACGGAAAAGGAAAAATCGACAAAGTCTGTCGATGCAAGAAGTGTAACAAAAAGATTATTTTCAAAGTAGCAACGGGAGAAACAGTCAGGAAGTCACTGCCAATTAGAAATTGCAGTAGCGGAATGACTTTTTTGATTTAAGGTGAAGAAGTCAATGAACAAGAATACTCTACAAGACCTTGTAAAAGGCAAATACGGAAGAAAAATTGCATATGCGAATGTCGAAGAGGTTGATCAAAGCAATATTTTGGAAGTTGTAGGGGAAACACTTGGAATCTTTTACTTTAACAAACAAGTTACTAAATATTTGTGGGACTACTACAAAGGAGATCAACCGATTCTGTACCGTACAAAGACGATCAGAGATGATGTGGTAAACAAAGTAGTAGAGAATCACGCTTATGAAGCAGTTCAGTTTAAAGTTGGACAGTCATATGGAGAACCGTTGCAGTGCGTGAGTATTGTAAAGGAAAATATCAGCGAATATGTTGACGTGTTCAATAATTATTTGAGACGTGCTCATAAACATGCTAGAAATATCAGAGCTGGTGAGTGGCAGTCGGCAACTGGAACAGCTTTTTTAGCTGCTCAGTTTGAAAAACCGGGAGAAAAAATGCCGTTCAGAATTACAGTTCCGACTCCGATGAATACCTACATCATTTATTCATCTATTACGGAAGAACCGCTTGTTTCTGTTCAGGAATTAAAGGACTTGAATGGTGAATGGTATAAGTCATGCCACACGAAAACAAACCAATGCATTATCAAAGACGGAAAAGTTGAACAATGGGGTGTACATGCGTTTGGCGGAATCCCTATTGTTGAATACCCAAACAATTTTGAGAGAATTTCTGATATTGAGCTTGTAGCATCCATGTTTGATGCAATTAACAATATGCAGTCAAACAGAATGGACAGCATTGAACAGTTTGTTAGTGCTTGGGTGAAATTTGTAAACTGTACAGTTGACCATGAGACATTCCAACAGATGAAAATGGAGGGTGCTCTTGTTGTTAAATCAAACAATGGTACTGACAATAAGGCTGATGTTGATATTATGACACAGGAGCTAAATCAAACTCAGTCACAGGTTGCAAAACAAGATTTGCTGGATAATATCCTACAGATTCTTGCCATTCCTAAACTTGAAGGAAACACAGGTGGTGACACTCAAGGGGCGGTACAACTCCGCAACGGATGGGATATGGCTAAGACGAGAGGAAAACTGAAAGACCCGATTATTCAAGAGTCAGAACAAAGACTGAATGAAGTTATCTTGAATATTATTCGTGTAAGAAAAGGGAAAAATGAATGTCCTATTGATACGAGCCAGTTTGAAGTGATTATTAATCACAGCCCTATGGATAATATGCTAGTAAAGGCACAGTTTCTGGACTACCTGTTGAAAGACGGCACTCATCCGAAACTTGCATATGAGCTTAGCACATTATTCCCGGATAGTGAAAAAGCTTACATTCTGTCCAAGCCTTATCTGGATGTACTTTACAAGACTTCTGATAAGCAAAATCAGATTGACGATAACGTTAATCTGAATAAAGAACCTGGGAACAATCAGAATTTGAATGGCAGTAACAAAACGCCGGAGGTAGAAGAATGACATATGATTACACAGTAAAACAAGACGGACAGACGTATCCTCCGGGAACAGATGTACCGGATATGGGGAGCATTGTTTGTACCGAAGCATCGGGAAATGTTAGAAGCTATGAAGCTCAGTCAAAAGATGTTGATAAGCTCCCGACTTATGTAGATGCAGGAAGTTCCTGTTTGATGTTAGACACATCGGAATTATACAAATTCAACTCTGAGACAAAGAGTTGGCAGAAATTAGGATAGTAGAAACGAGCCAGTCATTGAGAAATCAGTGGTTGGCTTTTTCTATATAAATTTGCATCCATGCGTCAAATGGAAAAAGAAAAAATCCATGCTGATAGAACAGCGAAATCAAATGTAGATCACGGAGGTAATAACTATGACAAGAGAAGAAGCAAAACAAAATTTGGTTGCGTTAGGAATTGAAGAGCCGACAGATGCACAGGTCACTAATTATTTGAATCAGTTTCATAATAACAGACCAGCTCCGGCACCGAACCCAAATCCAGCACCAAAGCCGGAACCTCAGCCACAGCCTACACCGGCACCAGTTCCAAATCCACAGCAGAACCAAAATCCGGCACCACAGAACGATGACGAGATTGAGAAGCTGAGAAAACAGATTGATGCATTGCAGAAAGAGAATATCAAGAAAGATATTCGTGCTTATGCTGCTGAAAAAGGACTGACGGGTGAACAGGCAGAGAATGTTCTTGCTGGTTTTCAAGACAATTACGATCTTGCAAAGACAGCCATTGATTCCATGTCACAGATTATCGCCGATAAAGAAACAGCCGCCGCGCAGGCGAAAGAACAAGAAATCGCTAACGGTTCAATTAATCCGGGCGGTGGAAATCCGGGCGGTGGAAAACAAGATGATAAGCCGGAAGATGTGAAAAATGCAGAATCTATTGTTTTCGGCAACAAACAGAGTGAGCAGTCTGTAAAAGACTACTACGTTTTGAAATAAGGAGGAATTAAGCAATGGGTAAACCAATTGTAAGAGATTTTACACAAGGTAAAGGAATTCTGAAGTTCTTCCCGTATGAGGGAGCTGCTTGTGTAGTACAGCAGTCGATGGTATCTGCGGCAGATGACAACGGAATGAAAATTGTAAAAGCTGGAACGCCGTATCCGTCCAATGATGCTGAATGCCTTGGATATCTTCTTGAGGACGTTGATGTTACACAGGGAGATGCACCGGGAACATATGTATATCAGGGAACGATTGATTGGGAAAAAGTAACAGGTCTTTCAATTGCAGATGCAGCAAGAAAAGCGACTCCAAGAGTTACTTTTTACGGAGCACCAAAGATTGCAGAAGGTTAATTAAGGAGGAATAACAGACATGGCATTACCATTAAGTCAAGCATTTACAGCGAGAAGTCTTGGAGTTATGTGGGATAACTACAAAGCGTCTCTTGCGCTTCCACCGTATCTTGGAAGACAGAAATTTGGAACAACAAAACAGGATTCACTGGAAATGAGATATATCCTTGGTGAAAATTCTCAGCCAATCTCTCTGAAAGCATCCAACTTTGATGCACAGGCAGAATTAAGAGATGTTGGTGGATTCCAGGATATCCAGAACGAAATGCCGTTCTACAGAGAGTCCTACATGGTAACAGAAAAAGAGGAGCAGCAGTATGCGAACTACCAGTCTGCTGAAAACTCAAATCTTGCAAATCAGGTACTCAGACAGATTAGCAAGAAACCTATGAATCTGATTCAAGGAGCTATGGTTGTTCCAGAAAGACAGATTTGGCAGTTGCTTGCTCCGTCAGACGGTGTTCCGAAAGTTACTGTTAAAATCAAAGACAAGACATACACAATTGATTACACAACAGACAATGGAGCAAAGCACAAGGCAGATCACTTTGTTGAAATTCAAGGCACATCTGATAAGTGGAATGTTCCGGCAACAGCAACACCACTTCAAGACTTGATCGACACAAGACGTGATTTCGCAAAGAAGACAGGATATTCTCTGACAAGATTTTCTATGAATACAGAGACATTTGAGATGATTCTGAAAGCAGAAGATACAAAGAAACAGGTACTCGGAATTACTGCTTACAACGGCGGTATCAGAGTAAGACAGGCGGATGTTCTTTCTTATCTGAGAGAGTACGGAATCGAAATCGAGGTATATGACAAGATGTATGTTGATGAATCTGGAACAACACAGTACTTCATCCCAACAAACATTATCTCTTGTCAGTCAGCAGGTGTATACCTTGGAGACTATGTATTCGGAAGAACACCGGAAGAGAGAAGCGGAGACCTCGCTGGAGGAAATCTGCAACTTGTTGAAACTGGTATTTCTGTCTACACATATGCAACAGAGCATCCAATCAATACTCATTGCGTAGTATCCATGATTGGTCTTCCATCATTTGAAGGAATGAACAGCGTTGTTGTTATGAAAGTAGCGTAAGAGGTGATTGGATGCTTGCGAAGAACATTATCAAAATGAACGGCAAGTGGTACAAAGCAGGAGAAGAAGTCCCGGAAGAAACTTCGGGGCAGGAATCCTCTGATGAGGAAATACAGATGCCGGAAGTGTTTAAGTATAAGAAAACAGACATCAACAGAATGAGCACTGCTGATTTGAAAGAATTGGCAAGAGAACATGAAGTATTAAATGTTGACGATATGACTGGGCAAGATTTGAAAGAATACTTTATTACAAGGTTTAATCTGTAGATCGTGAGGTGCAGCTATGGCAATTGAAGACAGAATCTATGAGAAATCAGTAGAATACTTGTCTGATATTCCAGAGCTTGCCGATGAAAAACCATCAAAACTGTTAATCGGATTCGTAACTGAGAAATTTAAGCAGTGCAGAAACTATCCTCCGTCTTTTACGGATGCGAAGATAGAATCTGACATGGAAAAACATTTGAACACAATCGCCATGGCTGTGGTTGACCTAAAAGCGAAAGAAGGAGCTGAGGGAGAGACAAGCCATAGTGAAAATTCAATCAGCCGTTCTTATGAAAATGCTTATGTTTCAAGTTCGATATTTAATGACGTGCTTCCGTATGTTCATTTTTTATAGAAGATTGTGCGTGACCATTTTGCTAATGTAGGCAATATGGTTGCAGGGTATTAGCTAATTTGGTGGTGGGCAGCTAATGGAAATAAGAAAAAGGCAGGTAAATGATTGATGACTATTGAAATATCGACAGCAATCATTATAAGTGTGGTGTCAGTTGCTTTTTCCATTTTCTTCGGTTTGAAGAACAATAAACGTTCGGACACAAAAGATATCGAAGAAAGAGTTAAGCAGAACACAAAAATCAATATGAAACTTGATAACATCTCTTCTTTGAGTGAGGACATCAAAAGTGAGATTTCTCAGATGAAAGATAAGCTTGATTCTCACAATGGAAGAATAATCAAACTGGAAGACAGTGTAAAGAGTGCACATCACAGAATTGATACACTGGAAAACAGAATGAATGGTGGTGAAGAATAATGGATATTTTTTCAATGGAAACCGTATTGGCGATCGTGGTTATTACTTATCTTGTTGGACTCGGAGCAAAGCTGTGTCCGAAAGTAAAAGATAATTATATCCCTGTAATTGTTGGCGTAGCTGGAGGAATCCTTGGAGTTGTTGGAATGTATGTAATTCCTAACTTTCCAGCAACAGACGTTCTTGATGCAATTGCAGTAGGAATTGTATCCGGACTTGCAAGTACTGGTGTAAATCAGATTCAGAAGCAAGTAAAGAAGGTGACCGTAAGTGAGGACACTGAACAGAAATAAGCAGAAAATGTACTACTCCTTGCAAGATGGTACGTCTCCGGTATATATGACTGATGATGATGGAAATGTGAAGTACATCGAAGTAGATGGAGAACAGATTCCTGTTGAGTCAGGAGAGACTGAACCACACTACACGGAACCTAAGTTATTCAGAGCGAATATCAATTCTACATTGACCGATACATTTATTCGGGCTTTTGGCATTGATGATTCCTCTGACAAGGCAACGATTGTCTGTGCAAAAGGAACTCTTCCATTGGTAAAAGGAGCGCGTATTTGGCGCAATTCAGCCATTAAATACAAAGACCCAATAAATATGTCAAACGTGGATGAAAACTCCGCAGATTACGTTGTTAAGGACGTCAACGACGAAGCTATGCACGAAGATACATTCTTGCTTCAACGATTGATTAAAGAGGGATAAGAATGAGCACAAAAATCAGTTTCGGATTATCGCAAAAGAGCATTGATGAAGCAATCAAACAGATTGAAGCTTACCAGAAATCGCTTGATTCAAAGTTAAGCTTGTTCTGTGAAAAATTGATTGAGAGAGGACAGACTGTCGCAGTTGAAAAGCTGACAGAATCTCCGCTCGGGAAAACAGTGACTCTGAAAAGTGATAAGACAGAAGAAGAGATGGGATGCAAAGCGGTACTGATTGCCACTGGTGAAGTAAAGTATCCAGAGGGAAGAGAACCGTTCAATCTTCTGTTCGCTATAGAATTCGGAGCCGGTGTTCGTTACAACAGCATCCCAAACCCAAAAGCCGGAGAGCTTGGATTCGGTGTTGGCAGTTATCCGGGACAGACTCATGCTGCTGATCCGAACGGTTGGTACTACTTTGGTGATGATGGAAAATGGCATCATTCTTACGGTATCAAAGCAACTATGCCGATGTACAATGCAAGCCTTGAAATGATTAAATCCGTTTCAGAAGTGGCGAGGGAGGTGTTTGGAAGTGGATAATTCATGGGTTTTCGACTTAGAGACACACATCTTCTCTATTGTTCAGAAGAAAGTAGGAGATAAGCTGAAAAGTAAGTATCCGAACATTCGTTTCACGACTACTTCAAAACCTAAAGGCGTGACCGTAAAATATCCAACAGTTTACATTCGTGAATTGCCTGGTGCAGAAAAAGCACGCACTTTGGACGGTGAAGATATCAGCGGAATCTTGTATTCCATGCAAGTGGAAGTAAGTACAGATAAAAGTATTAAAGAAGCTAAGGCGGTTTTGAAAGAGGTTGCCTTGGTATACAAAAATATGGGGTTTGAAATTAATTCATTTCCCGAAGAGAGTGACGGAGACGAATATTACCGATGTGTAATGCGAGTCAGACGAACTCTCGGAAACATAGATGCGTTGCACTGAGCCGAAAGGCTCTTTTTTATTGCCTAGATGGCAGAAATGGAGGTAAAAAATGGCTTCAACCAGTTATAAAGTAAGAGCTATTTACAAAGAACTTGATGATGGTGCGGATTTGTCAACTGTTGATTTTGCCGGAAGTTACAAACTGCTTCTGAAAGCAAAGTCAATGCCAGCTCCGGTGTCTGCACCAAACACAGTTGAATCAACAACTATGGAAGATGATGCACAGACATTTGAAATGGGTATTAAGCAGTCCGATGCAAAAGAGGTAACAGGGAACCTTGAAAAAGAGTACCTGGACAATATTGACAAACTTGAGAAGAAAAGAGTTGCTATCTTCCAGTTATATGGAACAGACGGTATCGGTGGAGTTGCGAAATATGCATACGTTGCACAGGTATCCGCTACTCCGTCAGACGTTGGTGGTGTCGATGAAATCTGTGAGATGACAGCAACCATCATTCAGAACACTGTCGCAAAGAAAGTGACAGACGAGTATACAATCGTTGACGCTGGAAACGGCACATTTACAGTAACAAAGGGGTAACACGTTCCGAGCAAGACAGGTCAGCGAATACTCGGAACGTAAAATTTGATTACGCTGACATTACAGAATAACAACAGGAACGGGCGCTCTTAGGGGCGCCCTTCCCATATAAAATTACGGGAAGGAATACAAAGACATGAAAACATTTGAAATTAATGGAAAAGAATATTCAGGGAAACCTTTTGACTTTAACCTTGTTTGCGACCTTGAGGACATGGGCGTATCAGTTGAATCCATGGAAGAGAAACCGATGAGCATGGTTAGAGGATATATTGCGCTGTGCATGGGAAAAAGACGTGCAGATGCCGGACTTGAGATTCAAGAGCATATTCTGAATGGTGGCACAATGGATGATGCAACCAAAGTAATGCAAGAAGAAATGGAACAGTCTGATTTTTTTCGCAACCTCAACAAGAGAGCGGAAGCGGAAGCTACAAAGAATCAGGAGAAGAAGAACACTGGCGGCAGAAAAACAGCAGCAGCGAAGTAAGATCGTATCGTTCTCAGCGTGAGTTTTTCACCTGTGAATGGTATCCGCAAGCAAAAAAAATGGGAGTTGGCTGGACAGAATTTTGGAGCATGAATCCTAGAATTCTGAAAGCGATATCTGCCGGATACGAAGAGCAACTCCTTGATATTGATTATATGAATTGGATGTCAGGGCAATATCTTATCAGTGCAATCAATACGTGCTTTGTCAAAGAAGAAAAGTATCTGAAGAAACCGATTCTGAAAACTCTGATTGAAGAATCACGGATGACTGATGAAGAACGTGAACTTCGTGAGATGGAAGAGGAAATCAGAAAAATGGATGCTTGGATTGCAGCAGACAGGGCAAGAGGATTGCCGGAGACATCGATAAATTAGGATGGGTTCACCATCCTTTATTTTTTGTAAAAAGGTGGTGAAAACATGGGAACAGAGGTGGACTCTCTTGAGGTAAAAGTTGAAGCTTCAGCTAAGTCAGCAAATGCTAGTTTGACTAATTTGGCAAAAAGATTAGGTGATGTATCGAAACAGCTTCAATCTGTTTGCTCTTATCAACCAACAATAGATGCACTTACTGGAAATCTCGATGGTATTTCTAAACTTGATTTTAAAAATGTAAAAGATTTAAAGAATGCTATTAAGACAATGTCCAAAGATATGGCAAAAATCAATGGACGGCAAATTAAAATCAGCGTAAACAAGCTTGGAGATGTAGAAAAAGCCGCAGAGAAAGTGACAGCCCTTTCAGAAAAAGTTGCAGAAGCATCAAAAAGCATAAAAATTTCCGTTGATTCTTCTGAGGTTAATTCAGCAAAAAAAGCTTGCGATGAACTGAAAAAGAAAACTTCCGGTTTAAAAGCAAGTGCTCAGACCATCAAAAAGGCAAGCGGACAACTTGGTGCATCTGATGGTAAATCCGTATTGAGCGGAGCAGAAACGAGACAAAGATTTTCGAGCATCGTCCCAGATAAAGACAAAGGAATTGCTGAAGAAGAGACAAAAGAAGCGTCTAAGCTTTCAAAGATTCTTTCAGGCACTCAGAAAGTTTCAAAATCTCTTTCTAATACGTTCGGGAAGATGGGGAAAACAGTTAGTGGCGTAGTTTCTAAAGCAAAAGATCTCAAGAATTTGATTACCAGAACAAACAAATCTGGTGGTCAAATGTCAATGGGAAGAATGCTTGGAATGTCACTTGTATTTTCCACTGTATTTTCAGCATTAAGCGCAATAAATAATGCTATTAAAGAGGGTTCCAACAATCTTGTTCAATACAGTTCTGATTACAACAAGAGCATTTCGGGCATTGTCACATCTCTTCTGTATTTGAAGAATGCATGGGCGGCGGCTTTTGCTCCGATTATCAATGTAGTCGGACCGTATATTTCAGCATTTATTGATATGCTCGCCAATGCAATGAATAAGGTCGCGCAGTTCATGGCTGTATTGACTGGAAAAACAGCAGTTGTTCAAGCAAAAAAAGCATGGAAAGACTACGGAAAAACACTAACATCAACTGGAAGTAGTGCTAAAAAAGCTGGAAGTGATGCGGCAAAAGCAGCAAAAGACCTTGAGAACTATACTCTTGGAATTGATGAACTAAATGTGATCCAGCCGACAACATCAAGCTCAAGTTCAAGTGGTGGATCTGACGGAAGTTCCGGTGCTTATACGGGACCAGATGTTTCGGAGATGTTTGAGACAATAGAACCAACTAAAGCGATCTCTGATTATGCTAAACGACTCAGAGAAGCATTCAAATCTCAAGACTGGACTTCTCTAGGATCAATCATGGCAGAGGGCGTAAATGCCGGAATGCAGAAATTATATGACATATTTGACTGGAATAAGCATGGGAAAAAGATAACTTATTTCTGCAATGCTTTTACCACAACAATGAATAGCCTTGTTGACAATATTGAATGGCCGTTAATGGGGGCTACTGTTGCTGCCGGAGTGAATACGGTCTTTAATACTGCGCAGCTTTTGATTACCGGGTTTAACTGGACGAATCTTGGAACAGGAATCGGAACAGCTATTTCAACAGGAATTCAAAACATTGACTGGGGGACGATAGGATACACTCTCGGAGCGTATTTTATGATTTCTTGGAACACCCTTGTTGGGATTCTGAGAGAGCTTAAAGGTGAAGACATTGGAATGGCGTTGGCTGATGCTTTTAACGGTGCGTTAGATTCTATCAATATTGGAACAATCGGAGAATCCATCGGAAGAATGGTTGCTCTTGTAATAGAGTCAATTAGAACATTTATTCAGAATGCCAATTGGAAAGAGCTTGGATCACAGATTATTGAGGGAATAAAGAATGCTTTCAAGTTTGCTTCTGATGGTGGCGAAAATACAGGAATACTTGCATCGGTTATTGGAATCGGAGCAACAGGTGAAATCACAAAGAAAATAGCTGAAATTCTTCCCAAATTAGATGGAATGGCAGAAAAATTCAATAAAATAAAGGAAGTAGCAGGAAAGTTAAACTTTAAATCTCTTATTACATTATCTCCAACAACTTTATTGATTGTTGCCGGAATTACAATTTTAGCTGCTGAACTCATGGACTTGTGGAAAACTTCTGATGGATTCAGAGATGCTGTAAAAAATGCTGTTGGGGAAATTGGAAGTGCTTTTTCTTATGCGAAAAAAGAAATTTGGGATAACGGATTTAAACCGCTTTGGGAGAACCTAAAAGAACTGTTTAATTCTATTTACGATTTATATGAATCAAGTGGAGCGAAAGAGCTGTTCGAATCAACAATGATTGCCGCAGTGAAAGCAATTGGGGCATTACTTTCCATAATAATCAAAAGAATAGCACAAGTTGTTTCTACTATTACCGGAATGGTGAGTGGAGCGATAAAGATAATTCAAGGTTTAATTACATTTGTGACAGGTGCATTTACTGGAGATTGGGGAAAGGCTTGGAAAGGAGTAGAAGATATTGCGCTTGGATTTAAGCAATATATTTCATCTTTATTCCAATTGCTTTTCGGAACAATTACAGCGATTTTCTCACCAATTGCTCAGTGGTTCTCGAAAAAATTTCAAGCTGCTAGAGACGGTGTAACGAATGCATTTTCTGATGTTGGGAAATGGTTCTCAGCTAAGAATACAGACATCCAAAATGGAATGAAGAGCATAAGTTCTTGGTTTGGAACGAAATTTAAAAGCGCACGTTCATTGACAAATGCAGCATTTTCAAACATCGGTTCTTGGTTTGGTCAAAAACGTGAGGATATCAAGTCAAATATGAAGCCAATTGCTCAGTGGTTCAAGGATATTTTTAATTCTGCCTACAACGGAATTACTTCAATTTTTGACAAGATTGGTGGGTACTTCAACACGGTAGCTGGATGGATTAAATCACCTGTTTTAGGCGCAGTAAAAGCAATTGCTAATGCTGTGAACTGGGTTTACGACAAATTAGGTGGAAACGGCGATTTGATTGACGTATCGAATCTTGATAAATACGCAAGCGGTACAAACGGAGTCGCAAGAGATTCCTTTGGTGTTGTCAATGACCAGTCAGGAAATACCTACAGAGAACTTGTCCAGTATCCGAACGGACAGACTGTAATTCCAACAGGAAGAAATGTAGTTCTCCCGATGCCAAAAGGTACAAAGGTAATGCCAGCTGGTCAAACAGCAGCATTAATGGGAATTACTGGCGTAAAGAAGTATAAATCTGGAATCGGTAATTTCTTTGGAAGTACAGCAGACAAAATCAGCGATATTGCAAGTAACATTTTCAGTTACATCAAAGAACCGAAGAAGCTTCTTAAAGCGGCAATTGATAAATTCACAGATTTGACAGGAGCACTTGAGCCTGGAATCACAATTGCGAAGACGGCAGTTAATTCACTGTTTGAAACAGCAGTTTCCAAAATCAAAGGGTTCTTTGACAGTTTCGGTGCTGTTGATTACAAACCATCTGCCGGAGTGGAGCAGTGGAGAGGACTTGCGAAACAAGCTCTTTTACTGACAAATCAGTTCAGCGAATCCAATCTGAATGCCTTGTTAACTCAGATGATGCATGAGTCGGGTGGAAATCCGAACGCTATCAACAACTGGGATATCAACGCAATCAGAGGTATTCCGTCAAAAGGACTGATGCAGGTAATTGACCCGACATTCCGTGCAAATGCGATGGCTGGATTCAACACAAACATATACGATCCACTGTCAAACATGATCGCCGCCATCAATTACACAGTCAAAAGATACGGAAGTCTGTATGCTGGATGGACTGCACGTGGATACAAAGGATACGCAAACGGTATCGGTACATTCAAGCTGTCTGATATGGTCGGGAAATATTCTGTAGGTGGATTCCCTCAGAATGGCGAGCTGTTTGTGGCGAATGAGAAAGCACCGGAATACGTTGGAAGAATGGGAAATAGAAATGTGGTTGCCAATAACAATCAGATTGTGACCGGAGTATCCAACGGAGTTGCAGAAGCGAATAAAAATACAGAAAGACTTTTACAGAAGCTTATCGAGCAGAATGAGAGACTTCTTAGAAAGAATACATCACTGATGATGAACAGTAAGAAAGTAAATAAGGAACTGTCAAGGGGAAGTAGAAACTCTGGATACAGTTTCAGTACAACATAGGAGGTGCTAGGATATGTCAATTAAATTGAGTGATTTCATCATTGTAAATGGTCATCAATATCCGGCACCGAAATATTATCCGAATTTTCAAGTTACGACTGCTACAAATGCTGCGAGAAATGCAGCGAATAAAGTGGTTGGGCAGAAAATCGGTCGTGATAACTATAAGATAGATTCATTGGAGTGGCCGTACTTAGATGCGGCAACTTGGTCAACAATGCTACAAGAGTTTGATAAGAATTTCTTTAGCAGCGTTCGATTTTGGGATATGGTAAATAATAAGTGGCGTACATTAACAATGTATTGCGGAGACAGGACGGCAGATGTTTTCAAGATTGATTCATCCGGCCGTCCTATTGCGTATATCAACTGTAAAATGAATCTGATTGATGCGGGGTGGTAGTATGTACGAAGTATCAGATGCATATAGAGAATCAATGAAAAATCCGCTGAGAAATGCTTCTTACATGAAAGTAACACTCGGCGTTATAAATGATACAGCACAGAGTCAGGCATTGCTGAGTAATCAAAGCCAGTATGCCGGATTTTCTGATTTTGATGGAGTGTTTGAACAGAAAGAAGTTCAAAACCAGTATGCAACATACGAGAATAATTTTTGGCTGTTAGATGGATCTATGAGATTTTTGCCAGATGCAGCATCTCAGTATGAACCTGTTGGAATCGTATCGAAGAATCTGTTTTCAAGCAGTTTCTCAGTGAAAATGACATTTCAAGAGAATGTTGACATTGCCGGATTGACCATCAAGTTTTCCGGGAATTATCCTAGCGAATTCAGCATAATCACATCTGACGGAACATCAAAGAGTTATTCGAACATCAGTTTGAACTTTACGACAGATGATAGATTTGATAATACAACTTCTCTTGAGATAAAAGTCACTGCAATGTCAGCTACAAACAATCGTGTGCGTATTGAGAGCATTTTATTTGGCAATGCGGTAGTTTTTACAGATAATGACATAATCAACGCAGAATCGGCTTCTACGATGTCACAGATCAATGAGGACTTGCCGGAGATTAACTTCACGCTTACTCTTGATAATAACGATAAGAAATTCGATTACGACAATAAGGAATCAATTATCAATTATCTAAGGACAGGACAGGATGTAGTTGTTCAGATGGGATATGACCTTGATGATGGAACAACAGAGTGGATTTTGTTGCATACATTAAAGCTGAGTGAGTGGTCAGCAAGTGACGATGAAGCGAGCATTAAAGCCGTAGACGTTCTTCAACAGTTCGGTGATGGTGACTATTACCGTGGAGACTGGCACGCAAAAGGAATTACACTGTATGCTTTGGCAAATTATGTAATTGCTGATGCAATCGGTACTTATTCGATTCCTCAAGACAAGTTTTTTATTGACAAATACTTAAAGTCCGTAGAGGTCAGAAACCCTATTCCATTAGTGTCACACAAAGAAGCATTGCAAATTATTGCTAATGCCGGAAGATGCGTTTTGACTGTTGATAGATATGGAAAAATCTGTATCAAGTCAGCATTCGACCCGGATGCAGAGACGACTTCTACTGAGACTGCATATTTCTCTGATGTTTCCAATGTGAATATTGACAATGAAAAGACGCGTTATGCTACATATGAAGATTCAATGTGGCAATTAGGTAAAAGACCGCCGTTTCTTCCTAGGACTGGTGTTAAAGATGATGTCGGATTTGTTACAAAAGATATTGCTCCTAAAGGAGGAACGTTTTCGACACCTCCGCAGATTGTAAAGACGTTTGAGGTTCCTAGAAAAAGCAATGGAATGAAAGTGAAAGTGTATTATTTGTTCCCTAATACGATGAGCATTAACACTTATCTGAAAGACCAAATTGTTGAATCTATCGGAATTTCTGATGGAAAAATCAACTATGCTGATGTAAAAACATGGACTACAGATCACCAGTTTAAAGAATTCGACAAGATTGTTATTGAGTTTGGAAGAATCAATGCAAATACAAGGCTTGTGGTTGATTATATTGAGCTTGGTGAAAACATCGATTACACAATCGAAAGAGATGATATGTATTCCAGTCCGACTATGAGTAAGCCGGAGAATATCAAGCGGTTAAAGAATATCAGAACTGTCTATTCAAAATCCGATACGCTTGAAGAAGTAGTAAGCGAAGAGGTTGAGTGGACAAATGAAACTTTTCTATATACGTTTGACGAACCACATCATTCTTATACAGCTTCTCTTGAGAATCAGGCAAATGGTCAAAGTGTTGAGATTTCGGACAGTGGAGCATACTTTGTTGAACTTAAACTTAGCGGAAATGACATGGGCAAGAAGGTTCAAGTCATCGTTAACGGTAAAAAATTCAATCAGTCAAACGCTTATTCCGTTGCGGAAATCAGCAATTACGGCGTTGAAAAAGATTGGAGCAATCCGCTGATATCAGACAAACAGTTGTGCGATAAAGTTTGCAAATGGGTTGCTGACTATTACAATCCAGGCATAGACTACTCTATTGATTACCGTGGAGAACCGGCACTTGATGCAGGAGACACAATCTATCAAGAAAATCGTGACGGAGAAATGGTCAAGACAGTAGCGGAAAGCGTGTCGCTGACCTATGACGGAACTGTAAGTGGAACGCTTGAGACAAGGAGGTAATAGCATGGCATCATTTTCCGCACCTAGAACTGATTGGAATGTGAATTCCTTTTTCAGTTATGGAGCATATAACAGAATCAAGAATAACATTCAATATCTGATCGACTTGTCTTTTGAGTTGTTTCCTGAATACGAATATGAGGATATGGGTAACGACAAGACATATTCCGATTTCCCGTATGCAGATGAATTCAATCTGATTGAATTGAATTTGAAGCTTTTACATGACAAGTCGTTCGGTTTTGTAAAATACACATTCTCAGATATGAAGAACTGGTATCCAAATCAGCAGACACCGTCTTATGAGGATATGAACAGATATGAACAGATGGCTGTTGATTACTACAATGGTTTGAACAGCATCAAGAAAAACAAGAACAAGCTCGGTGATATCAAGCTTGGAATGAAGTTATAGGAGGCATCGTTATGGCATTAAGAACTGATTTTAAGGACAGCGTATTGAAAGACACAACTGGAAATAAGAAATACAAAATGACGAACAACAGCGACAACACGGTTTCGTTCACTGATGTTACTGAGTATTCTCAAGAAGGAAGTTCCTACGGGGCGAAGGAAATCAATGAGGAAAGAGAAGCAATTAACTCTATCATCTCCCCTAAAACAAGGACTGTTGAAGGAAGCTATTTGACATGTGATGTTGCAGAATCAGGAGCTATTACATGGTTTAGAATTTCTAGCAATACGACATCAAAACTTACAAACGGAACTGAATATAAACCGTTTACTGTGACGCCAGCGCCTCTGTTCGGAATATTCCGCAGAATCTACATCACGGATTCTCTCGGTTTTATTTTCAAAATCACAACTAGCGGACAAGTTAGTATCACTCCGTTCGGCGGAGATATTCCAGTTGGAACAGGAATTAATGTGTCTGAATTCTTTATGAAATCGCAGGAGTGATGTTATGAGAACATTAAAATTCAACGTAAAAGAGCAGAGGATAGAGAAAGCAAAGAACTGTGATTTTAGTGATATCGCAAGAGGGACAACGGGATATTTGAAAGCACAGTTTTCTTTTTCCTCTGACTGGAACGGATACGCAAAGATAGCTGTTTTCAATGATGCATGGGACAAAGTAGAAGAGTACAGACCAATTATTGGTAATGAGTGCGAAATCCCGTCAAAAGTTCTTGACAGCATCTCATTCAAAGTAAGGGTTATCGGCGTATCAGAGGGAAGAAGACTCACCACGAACAGAACGGAGGTGGAGCAGTGACAGAGCAAGAAGCATTAGCTGTAGCATTGGCAGAACAGGAGCTTGTAAAGCCGGTCAATGACATTCTGATGATTGACCCGGAGACAAGGACGATTAATGTTCCTGATTCAGAAAGACTTTTCGGTGTGCAGTCAGATGAAAAGGCTGAAAGAAAGTATTTCAAGTGTCCGAAAATCGTTGGAAACAACATCAATCTTGCGACCATGAATCTGTACATCAACTACAAAAGTCCGAATCAAGCAGATGAAGAGGGAGACTCCTACATTGTACAAGATGTTGTGACAAGCGGAGACTACATCACATTTTCTTGGGTTCTTGGTCGAAATGTAACAAAATATACAGACGGAATTCACTTCTCTGTCTGCGCCAAAAAGTCAAACTCAGATGGCACTCTTACGACAGAGTGGAACACAACATGGGCTGAGGGAGAAGTCCTTGAGGGATTGGAAACTACTCAGCAGATCGCGGAAAAGAACAAGGATTTAATTGAGCAGCTATTGAACACCTACGATTCCAAAGTAGCTGTGAAGCTGGAATTCGACCCGTCAACCCGTGGCATATCTATTGTTTAAGGAGGGAGAATTATGGCGCTGAAAGCAGAAGACGTATTGGCGATTGTCAATGAAAAAATAAAGAATCCTGTCACTCAAGAACAAGTGACAACAGCTGTCAACGAGTATCTCAAAGAAAATCCAGTTACCGCAGGAACAGCAACATACAACCCAGAGACAAGAGGAATCACGATTGAGTAAGGAGGTACGACATGGCAACGAGTGATATTGGAAAAGGTGCATTTTTAAATGTAAAGAACAAAGACACGGGTGAAATCGAAAAGAAAACCCTGATTCCTCCGGCTCCTTCTGATGGTGATTTGGGTGGAATTTCGGAAGAAGAGTTGGCGCAGATCACAACAAACAAAGAAAAAATCAGTTCACTAAATGTGGAACTTATAGACGGAAGAACGGATGTAGATGGAGAAGTTCATAAAAACATTGGAGATGCCATGAGAGGTCAGACAAGAAAACTAAGAGAAAATCTCGTTGTCCGTCAGAAAGAACAGCCAACAGACCCGAACAATAATGTATGGATCTCAGATGAAGATGATGAGGTGGAAGTGCCGGATATGGGGGAATTTAATTCTCTCAAGGAAGATATGGACTACCAAGTTGATAAGTTTAGTATTATCAAATTTTTAGATAAAGTAATCTTATCAGGTAAATTAATAAAAACAGATGGAACGATTGACACAGTAGGTGGAGCATATAACCTAGTTAAAGTAAATGTGTTAAATGAACCAAGAATACACGTTAAAGGCAATATTCTTCAAAAAGCTGGGGCATCCTATGAATATGTTTCATATGCTTTTGTTGACAATTCTGGCACTGTGATTGATTACACTGAATTTGATACTGAAAAAAGTGTTGACGAATGGTTGGAGTGTCCTAATAATTCAGCGTATGTTCTATTTAGTGTTGAAACAAATTCGCTTAATGACTTTGAATTATACTTATACAGTTCAACCAGTGAAGAACTTGATAAAAAAGAAAATAAATCATCTGTGCAAAATATTAAGGATGATATTTCTTTGATTGATTCTGTCAAAAAATATCTCATAAGTGGAAACACGAAAGTTGATTATAATTTCGTTGTTGGTGAGACGTTTAAAGATTTCAGAACAAAAGTTCATAACATTATCAAAAATTTCAAATGCCAATTATATGACGACATTGTTTATCAGTGGCAAATGAAAACAACAAATAATTTCGCACATGAGTATGGTACAAATATTCAATTATCTATTGGACACATTGATGAAAAAGGAAATATTGAATATTATGCACAAAATATTTTAGCATTGACTAATTTTTCCCATCCGAATATGTCAAATGCAAACTATATAAGGATTGATTATACAGACACTTGGAGTAATGTTGCTGATAACCAATCAATAGATTATATCAATATTTTTCAATTAAGCGATGGAGACAATTATAGTGGATTCTTTCTTACAGATTGTAAACCATTGACTAACTACTGGCATAATAAAATAGGCGATAGCATTGGCGATAGTATAACAGGTCAAGGATTTTTTCAGAAATATGTGAAAAACTACTTTGGATTACAGTATTTTTATAATCATGGTATCGGCGGAACGAAAATGAGCGGTGGAACTACTGAACATGGTGATGCTATGTGGATGGATAGCAGAGTAAATGCTTTATCACCATATGCAGATTTTATTACAGTAATGGGCGGTCAGAATGATACTAATGTGGAAATCGGAAATGTCGATATTTCTAACAGTGATACTGATACATATTGTGGTGCTTTTAATGTATTGATTAGCAAACTTTTGTATAAGTATTGTAAATGTACTGGTTATTATTCAGGAATTGATTACAGTGGTATAACACAGATTGATATTGCAAAGTACGTAACTGTTATTCCTATGACACCATTCTATGTTCCTAATACAACATCGCAACTTGAAGAAAAGGCAGATGCTATCAGAAAGCTATCACAGATGTGGTCTTTGAAGATTGCAGATTTAAAATCAGAATGTGGTTCCAACTTTGGTGTTGCTGATATATATTGGGGAACTGATAGAACACATCCGTTAGAGTCATTCCATAGAGATAGGATTGCACCAATTATTATCAGTGTTATGGAAAATAATAAACCTGTTGTATTTAACTAAAGAGGGCATAAAGCAAAAATTAGGAGAGGCTAATATCTCTCTTTTTCTATGCAAAAATTTAGTAAACCAATTGCAGAAAGGAGAAACCACACATGAGTGTATTCATAAAGAAATCCAAACTAAGAGTAAAAAATGAAGACGGAACAAGTTATACCGGAGTAATGAATGCCATAGCAGAAGAGAGTACAGAAGAATTAATCAAGCAGATCGAAGCAAAAGGAGAGGAAGTAGTAGAAAAGGGAAAGAAGACATTGGAGAGCATTCCAGAGGATTATACAGTGTTGGAAGAGAATGTGGATAAACTAAAGGAAGAGATGGCGAATGTGAAGTCTATCACAGACGCTATTGACGAGAGAATTCTTG